TGGGCGTCGCCAACAGGTGCACACGCATGGTTACGTCGGCCGGATCGCCCGAATCCACGCGCCGGTTGCCGTGGTGCAGCAGAAGACCCCACCCTTGTTGCCGGTGGAGGTCACCGCCACGGCGGTCGTCCCGGTCGTGCCGTCGAACGTGCCGCCCACGCAATACACGTTCAGTGTGCCGGTCGTCATATTCGTGACGACCGCGACGAGCCCCGCTGGGCCGGTCGGGAAGGCGATCCCCATCCCGGACGTGCCGGTGCAGACGAGACACGCGGGCATCAGTGTCGCATCAATGGCGGCCGCGTTGGTGCCCGTGGTGCCGGTCGCCGTGGTGAGGATCGTGTTGAGCAGCATCTGGGCGCCGGACACGTTCACCACGCCCGTCATTGTCGCACCCGAGATGGTAGAGCCGGTAATCGTCGCCCCGCTAATCGTCGGGGCGGTCAGCACGGCCCCCGATGCCGTGATGGCCCCGGTCAGCGTGACGACGTTGTCGACGGTCAGGGTGCCCCGCACGCGCAAGGCGCCGATGTCGCGAATGTCTGGCATGGGTGGCCTCCCGTCAGTCGATGTTGAGGAAGACCGGGCAGATCTTGGTATCGCGCCCGGTATCCGCCATGTGGCCGACGAGGGGCAACGTGCCCGAGATGATCGACAGCGCGCCCGCGACGGCGCCAACGGCCGTCACTTGTGCCCCGATCGCCGGGGTGCCCGCGATGAGCGCCCCGCACAACCCGTGCGTCTGCACCCAGCCATATTCCGCAATCGCGATCGGGTAGGGCGCGATCCCCACGCAGACGCCCGTCGCGGTCGTCACCGGGAACTGAATCACCTTGGAATACGGATGGAAGATCAGCGTGACGCGCGACGACGTGGTCAGCGCCACCTGAATCGGATCGTCCGGATACAAGGTGATGACGCCGTTGGATGACGCGAGGACGGCGGGATGGCTGAGGATGTGGTAGCTGTAGCCTTCGCCGGGCGTCGTATCGATCACCGCTAACCCATCGGCATATTCATTCGCGTCGAGGGCGCCACTCGCCGCTTCCGTGGTGAGCGTGATCGTGGTGGCATTCGCCGCACCCGTCACGACCACGAGGGCATCGTGCGTGGACTCTTCGACTCGGTTTTGCAGCGCGTTGCCGGCCACCAGTGCGACGGCGCCCGCAAGCGCGTAGCGGAAGCCGCGCCCGTCTTTCGTTTCCAGATACTGCCCGAGGTGATGTTCTTGCGTGGACGACGAGCTGAACGTGCCGCGCGCGGCGGCCGAGGATCCAGACAAATTCGACATGACGCACACTCCTTCTGTCGGGTTCGGGGCCTGCCCCAAGGTTCACCGACGCATCGAACGACGAGGCACGCGCGGATCGGCATTGACCCGCGCGTGCGATGCGCACAAGACTACGTGATCGCCGAAACGACGCCCAGATGGCGGCGGGCATTGCTCGCCATACCCAGCACCGTCGCGACCTTGTGCACGTTGCTGAGCTGATTGGCGGGATCGACCGCCGGATACATCTTCATCCAGCCGCCCGAGAGATACGGCACCTTCAGGAACTTCGGATTGATGAACCGCGCTTCGCCGGCTGGCGCGTCTTCGTCATACATCGCCGGGAGGCCTTTGAATTTGAGCGCGTCGTTCAGAAACGCCGGATCGCCATCGCGCTTTCGGTCGTCACTGGTGTAGCGCTCCAGGGTGACCATCGTGGATTCCAGCCCTTCCAGGTCGGCGCGGTCCATGACGAGCGCGGTCGGCTTGTTCTCGGTACCGCCGAGCGAGCATTGATTGTGGACCGAGGTCAGCGCGGGGCGCAGGTTGTCGAAGGCGGTGGAGGTTTTCGCGCCGCTCGCCTGCCGATTGCGCCACCAGGTGAACGTCGAGCCGTTGATGCCGCCGACGCTGCCGGTTGTCGGCGTGATCGAGATGAGTTTTTGGATCCCGTCAATGTCATTCGGGCCGGACCCGTCTCCCCACATCTGCCGATTCAGCAGCGCGGAATGCGAGTTCTTCCCGTTGGCGAGCTTGCCGGCGATCACGTCGAACTTGGCCCCATCGCCGAGATTACGGAGCCGTTCGAGCTCCGAATACACGACGGTCCCGGCGGCGATTTTCTGGTTGTAGCGCGCGGCATCAAAGACATCGATCCGCGTGGTGTCGAGGTTGTCCATCTCGCCTTGCATCTGATGGGTGGTGTTTTCGGCATATTCGAGCGTGAACTCGAACAGCCGCCCGCCGGAGACGTCCTCCTTGAAGCCGTCGCTGCCCATCGCATAGAACAGCGCGCGGGAATTGAAGATGTTATCGGTCGGCTTCTTGCCGATTTTTGCCTCCCACACGGAGGCGGCCACTTGTCCGATTGCTGGGTCAGCCATATTGGTTGTCCTTTTATGCGCGTCCCGTCACGCGCGCAAACTCACTCCGCAGCCCATCCTCCCAGCTCATCTCGCGGAGACTGGTCGGCGGGGTCGCGGAGGCGTGCGCGGGATTGACGGTATTCGCCGTCGATTTCTGGTGAAGGTCAGCGAGCACGGAGCGTCTGGCCCCTGTTGTGAGCCGCGGCACAACCACTTTCCGATAGGCGGCGCTGGCGGCGAGCAAGACTTCGCGCTCGTCATCCGTTCGCATCGGCACGGCGGCGAGTTCGGCTTTGAACGCAGCCACGGCGTCGGGATCATCCATCCCAGGCCAGGACTTGATGTCGGTTGCCGATTGCACGCCAAACGTGTCGATACGCGCCTGTTGCTGGATCGTGTCCCGTTCCGCCTTGAGCTCCGCCGCGGTTTTCACGACGGGCTCGTATTCCTGCCGGATCGCGGCGATGGCCTCGCTCAGCAGCGCTTTGACTTGATCGCCGGTGAGGAGTTGCCGCCCGTCCTCCAATTGGATGGGCGTCATATCCACCGTGTCCGACGACGCCGGCTGGCGTCCCGGTGCGAGCGTGCGCCCCGCAAGACTGCGGAGCTTGGCGCCGTAGACGGGATCGGCCTGAAGCCGCGCGATGGCCTGCCCGATCCACGCGATCGGGTCGGCGTCGATGGCGTCGGCGACGCGGAGCGCCAACTGCGCGCGCTCGGCGGGAATGGATTCGGCCCAGCCGTGGGCTTTCCGCCATTCGGCGAGCGCCTCGTCCCGCGCTTTCGTGCGGGCATTGTCGAGCGCCGTTTTGTGGACAGGAAACGGGATGGGGCCCTGAGACTCCGCCGGTGGAATCCCTGTCGTGTCTCCCGGCTGTGTGGTCGCCGCGCCCGGCTGTGGAGACGGATCAGGGGTGGCGACAGCCGCGCTCGAGCCAGCCGCGTCCGCAGATGCGGCGGTAGGAGCGAAGTCGGCGCCGGTGAACGTGTCGTCGGCCATACGTGTCCCTCGTGTGGTGAGGTCGCCCGATGCGCGCGTGTGGTGCGTCGCCTTCCCAAGAAAACAGGCACCACAAACAAAAGCGCGCGGACTCAGATCCCGAAGGATCGAATCCACGCGCCTTAGTCGTGGTGCCTCTTGTCCGGCTGACCTCTGAGGCTCAGAGTCGCTCAGCGCGGGAGCAACTCCGCGCCTAGTCAGTCGGTCAAACCCGTGTTAGTAGCTCTGGCCTCCGTAGTAGACCATGCGATGTCGGCAAATCGCGACGATTTGATCATCCGTCACGCGGACCTGCATACCGTCGTGGCTGAGATTGCCCTCAAAACAGGCATTGCAATACGTCGCTTCGCGCCAGCCCATACGCTGGAGAAATTTCTTGTAGGTGCGCAGCAGACGCGCGTCATCGTCGCTCAAGAGTGTGGTCGGCTTATTAAGGACGGACCCGTCCGGCCCGATTAGGGTGCCCGTCGTGACGTTGGTGTTCGGGTGCAGCAACACGGGCATCACTTTACTCCCATTTCGTCGTGAAGGGGGATTTATCCGTGTGATCGAAGCCCACGTGTCGGTCTTTCACGACGACGCCGAGTTCCTTGCAGCGTCGCCGATGCTCGGCCTTGCTGGTGAAGTGCTCGGGCTGATCCGAGAGATTGTGGATGGTGAAATCGCATTCGTCGCCGATGATGTTCGGAAAACTCGTCTGCCACAGAATCTCCGTCGCGGCACCGCAGTTGGGACACGCGGGCCGTTCGCCGTAGCGCGCCCGGAGCACTTCGGTCACGTGGCCAGCCGCACAGATGTAGTCCAGACGGGCCATTACGACACGGCCTCGGGCGGTTCGTCGCGCACCAGCGTCCAGAACCGCGCGCCCACATGAAGCCCGCATGATGGACACTCGATGGTATGCCATCCGATCCCAGCGAACGGAATCGGCGGATCAAGGAGTGGTGCCCTGCAATCGGGGCAGCACGGCAAAAGTCGTAGCAACGCTGGCGGTGTCGCCATTTATTGCACCCGATCCACGTGCACACCGCCGCCCTGGACGACGACAGGCACGCCCTGAAACATCAGCGTGCGTCGTGACCAGTCAATCGCCGAGTAGGGTAAGCGAAACCCCGGCATCGTCTCGTAGAGTGCGCGATGGTCCGGCGCCATCAGCGTGATCTTCGTCACGCGGCGCCGGCTGCGGCGGATCACCGCGGCCACGCGATCCGCGATGTCCTCCGGCACGCCTGGACGTGGGAGCCGTGATTGCCAGCCCATTGTTTACCCCCATGCCTCGCGCGCGTGACGGATCAGCGCTTGATAGGCATGCTCAACTTTTGCTCGGAGGATGGGGTCGGGTATATCTCCGCCTAAGCGTTGCCAGTCGTCACGATTGAGACAGATCGAGACAAAGACCGCTTCGCCATCGGCGCGTATCTGTTGGAGTCCCTTGACAGCCTGACGGTCTTCGCTCACATCACCCCCACGCCGGGCGTGCCGCCGGTGACTTGTTCGTTGTGCTTATTGATCGGCTCGGTCTGATCCGCCGCGCCGCCGTGCGCCGACTGCCCGTTCGGGGATCCTGCCGCGGCGGCCTGCTGCGCGGCCTGCTGTTGGAGCATCGCCGCCGCCATCGCCCCGAGCTGCTGGGACATCTGTAACGCCTCTGGGCTGATGACGACCCCGACCTGTTTGGCGATCTCCACCGCAATCGGCGCCCCTGGACCGAGGAAGTCCTCAATCTTCAGCGCCCAACTCACGCTCGGTTTTTCTTCCTTTGGCGGCTGCGGGGGCACATACAGCCGCGCCGGATCCAGGCCGGTCTCGTTCGCCACCGCCGTAATGAGATACTGCGCGTTGACACTCGGATCTTTGCGAAGCTGATTGTAATTCTGGAGCGCCTGTTGCCGGCGCTGAGCCGCATCGATCCGGACATGGCTATCCGGCTTCGCCGCGAACGCAAATGACCCCGCGATGGTGTCTTTATTCCATGCGATCAGCCGCTTGGCCCCGTCGGGCCCCACGATCCGGACGTAATCCTCGGCATCGGCAAAGACCTGCACCAGCGCGGCGGTTTTTGTGACGGCCTTGACATACCCCTCGAGCACGCGGGTGCGGTCCGCTTCGCTGCGCGTATCGATCGCCGCTTGGAGTTGATTCGACTTGGTCGCAGTTTCGGGCGACTCGCCTTTCAGTACACCGCCGCCGGAGCCCATCGCCCAAATCTGGTCGAGGTCTCTCGCGCTGATGTCGTTGAACGCAAAATTCTCCCGGCCGTACTGCCCCTTGTCGAGCGGGAGAAACATCTCCAGGGGATTGCCGGGCACGCCGATAAACCCCGTATTGTCGTTCCGTTCGATCTTCTCCATGACCGCCGGGTCGGTCATGCGCGTGGTGTCGTAGAGGATTTGCTGCAGGGCGCGTTTGCGTCGTCGCACCATCTGCGTGCGCCCGTCGCCGATTTCATCGACAATCTGGCGGCTCATCGTGCACATCGCGGGCGGGAACGCCAGATCGGAGATGTAGTGCAGCGTGAACACCTGGAACGGAAACCCTTTCATCCCGAGCAGCGTGCCGCCGGGCACGTAGGTATCGGACGGCGAGGTCTGTCCAGGCAACACCCAGCGTTGAAACGGCGAATCCCGGCGCGCGATGGGCGTCCCACGCCGATCGTCGTCATACACCCGGAAGGTGCGCAAGAGGTCGGGATGCTTCACGTCCGCATCGAAGAGGGCCGCTTTATACCAGACTTCATCGCCGCGCCGTTTTTTGCCCGCGCGCTGGGTGGTCGCATCGGGCGCGACGAGCAAGAGCGCGTCATCGTCAGCGGAGGCGGTGGAGCCGCCCTCGCCATCCGCGGGCACGTCCTCTTCAAAGCGCATGGCGAGGAAGGCCGCATCATCGAAGTCGGATCCGCGAAAATCGGCGGGGGCCCGAAACCGACCGGGCGCCACGCGCCGCCAGTAATACGTTTCGCTGATGATGTTGGGTGCCTCCATCATCTCGGGGATTTGCAGCACCGGCGGCGAGGAGAGCCCGAGCACGCTGCCGGGCTGGACGGGCGGTTGCGCCTGCGGATCCGGGATCATCCGGCCGGTCGGGACTGGCTTCATCCCGTCCTGCACGTTTTCATAGCCGACTTTCAGCACGCCGAAGCCGACGGGGCAGAGCAGGTCGGAGAGGATCTCAAACATCGCCGCTTTGGCGTTCACGCCGCGAATCCCGAGCAACTGATTCATGACGGCGGTGAAGACGGAGACGCTCGCTTCATATTGCGGCTGCAGCGCCTCGGCGACAATCTCGGGGGTCTGGAAAAACAGACTCGACTTTTTCTGCTCGGTATAGGAGAAATCGAGCGGCACCGTCACGGTATCGGCGAGGGGCGCCAACGTGAGGGCTTTATTGCGCTGCCGTTCGACGTTGCGCCTTCCGGTCTCCATAATCGGGACCATCACTTCGCGACTGGCGGCGAGACGCGCGCGCCACGCGGTGACGTCGTCGGGAGTCAACCGCGCGGCCTGGGGGCGGGCGGGATTCATCGCACGTTCTCGGCGCCGAGGAGATGGCGGCCGACGCGCGCGCGTAGATCGGCCACCAAGGCGCCCACCGATCCGGGTGGGGGCCCCGGCTGGTCTACGTGACGGATCGCAGGTGTCGGTCGGCTCATTAAGAGATACCGGACGGCATCAAGGCCGTGGATGTCTCCGGCGCGGTCCATGTCATCGGCATTGACTTTATCACTGCGTGCGGCAGGAATCGTGCGCCGAAGATACCGGCAGGACTCGTCGAATGTCAAGCACGGCTCACCATCCAGGCCCGTCCGCAGCCAGGAATGGAAGCGGGCCCAGCCCGCTTCGTGGTCATTGACGGCGGGCCGTAAGGGCATGCCCGCACGCACCAGCGACTCTCCGCGCGATTGGCCGCGCGCGCGATTGCGCCCATCTCGAAAAAACATCGTGGGATCGCCCGCCACATAGCGGACCTGCACACGGAGGCGTTTGGTGTGCTCGTGATAGCCGTCGGCGATTTCTTCGTCCGAGAGACCCGTTTGCTTCCATTCGTGGACGATATGGATCCGCGACGGGCCGATCAGCGCGGCCCACACGATCACCATAGGGGCGTTGATGCCCCAATCTTGCCCGCAGGCAAAATCGAGCGACCGTGGAATAAACAGATCAGGCACGGCGACGACTCGGCGCCTCGATCAGCGCACACGATCGCACATGCACATCGTCGTGATATTCCGGAAAGAATTTCCCGGCAAAGGAATCCCAATCCGCGAGCGCGAATTGTCGGTATTGCGTTTCGCTGAGGCCGGTCAAGTTCTGCTCACGATAGTCGGACGGCAGATACGGATTGTCTTCAATTTTCGCATCCAGATAGCGCCACTGGTCGGGATTATACCCCTCCACGACGCGGCCGTCGGCATCGACCACGGGCCGTAAGCGTGGGAACATCTCATAATCCGGCGTGTGGGTAATCGCCATGTCGCGCAACCAATCGGCGCTGGGCCCTCCCGGATTCGTCGGCACGGCCATCACTGGAAAGACTTCCACCCCGGATCGATCGCGCCCGACCCATCGGGCCGTTGTGCGGAGCTCGGCGAGCACCGTCACACCGTGGGCGTCCACCGGATAGAGCGAGCCTTCATCGCAGACAATCGCGCCTTTATTGCCCCCGCGATAGCGTTGCACACTGATCGCATCGGCCATATGCCCGCACGTGATGACGGATTCGTCGCTGCCTTTGCCGAAAATGGCGCGTTTGTCTCCTTCCATCCATCGGCCCGACAAGAGCGGCACTTCATACGACATGTGCCGCGTGTGCTGGTCGATTAACTGGTCCCAATTCTCGCGCAGCAGTAAGGATTCATGCCCAGGCACCATCAGCGACCGGTGATAGAGCCACCGGCGACACCCGAGCGATTTCCCCGGCCCTTTGCGGGCCCCCCAGACGATCACCCCGCCCTCGTTCCCCATGTCGTAAATCGGCACTTGGGACGGCAGCGGCACGTGCCAGCAATAACACCCGGCTTGTTTGAGGCCGAGCCGCGCGGCTTCGCTCGCGCTATACGTCACGCGCACGACGTAGCGCAGTTGGCGTGCTAAACACGTGCCCGTCGCGCACGTCCAGCATCGGAGTTGCTCGACCTGATTGACGACCAGGGGGCCCTGACACCAACAACAGGTCGCCGAAACATGTTTGGTCCCAATCGGGTCGGTTTGCAGGTTAACCGTTGACACACCAAGTGCTCATGCGTTCCACCAGATCCAGCACCGGTGTCGCCAGCCTGCGCCGCGCATCGTGTGCGGGCCATCCGGGCGCGGCTCGCCGGCCGAGTTATACCGGCGGTCGCATGTGCGGCAGTAAAATTCCCACTCGTTCCATGTTGAGAGCCAGTCCATCGGCGTGCCGTGCGCGGGGCAATTCGGGCCGCTCATCGCGTCCACCACGCCGCGGCGGCCTGGAACAACAGATTGTGCCCGGCCTGATTCGGATGCAACCCGACCGCGTAGTCGTCGTGCGGCCAGAACAGCCCGCACGTGGCGGGCCCGCCCCCGGCGAGCACGGCCGCATGGAACGGCGTGTAGCCGTCGATGACCGCGAGCCCGCGCGCCGCCGCGATCTGGTCCACCGCCGTCATAAAGTCCGCGATCGGCGTCCCAAATCGTGTCGCCGGCAAGTCATAGAGGTCGTTCTCCTTCACGAGCACCGGCACGATCCCCGCCGCCGTCAGCCGATCCAGCATCCGCTCGGTCCAGAGCGTGAACGCCGACACCGCGCGGCCTTGATTGGCGTCGTTCACCTGCAGCGGCAGTAACGCCAGGTCATACCGCGGCGTCACCGCGACCACCCGGTCCAGCCACGCACTCATCGTCACCGTCGTCGCCCCATCCCCCGACTCGTTCGCCACGACCGTCGCCGGATTCCGCGCCCGGAGGAACCGCTGCAGCTGCGCCGTCACCCCATGGCCCGTCGCCTCGGTCGGCTGCGCCAAATGCCGCTCCGGCGTCAGCGCGATCTGCTCCCACCCGTCCGCATAATACCCCAGCCCAATCGAGTTCCCCAGCACCACCACCCGAATCGCCTCCCCCCGCTGCCACGCCGCCCGCACCGTCTGCGCCGTCGGGATGGCCGGCGATCCCGCCGTCGGCGCCACCCTCGGCCCATGCTCGCACCCCAGCGCCGCGAGGGCCACGAGACAGACCCCCCTCCACGCCTTCATGCCTCCTCCTTCCGGGTCGCCTCGTCGTGCGACGCGTGGGTCTGCCGATACGCCTCCACCACGACCCGCACCTCCGCCGACCGTGCCCACACCTCCATCACCACCCGCGTCTGCGCCGCCAGCGACCGCCCCTCCACCAGGCACCGCGCCGCCACCGTGTCACTCACATTCGTCGAAATTCTTGCCATACTCCATACTAACACACAATACTCCAGAATGAAATCTGGAGATATTTCGGCGCCATGGGAACCGCCCTGCACGGGGTGGGACCCCTGGGCCTGATTCGCCCGCCGCGGGTGTGGTCTTCGTGGAAGTCGGACGCGCAAGCATGCTAGAATCTTAGCACTAACGCGAATATCTTCAGCGTTTGCAATTAGTTAATCAAGTTAACATAAGACTGCTTATCAGACCCACGCTATTGTCTTAGGGAATACGCACACTTTCGCCGTGTCATGTTAGTGACAGCGCGAAAGCGTCAATTAGCTGGCGGGTTTGGCCTGGATGAGGAGGGCGACTTTCGCGTCGCCGCCGATGTGGATGGTGATGCCAGAGGTCCCAGCATCTTCGGGCGCCAGCACGCCGAGCCCTTCCAGCGCGCGCACATGCACCGCAGGCTTGCCGTGGTCCACCACGTTCTTTGCCATCGCCAGTGATTGCGACTCGAGATAGCGCCGCGCCACCGGCCGGCGGTCGCTCACTTGGCGCGCGAGCCGCTCAATGCCATCCAGTGTCCAATTGACATTCGGATGCGTATCGAGTAGGCGCTCCAACATCTCGAGCGTCGTCAACCCCTCATCCACCAGCGTACGCACCGCCAACGGCAGCGCGAGCGTGATGGATTTGGCGTCCGGCCGGTCCGGAGCGGGGTCGAAATCGGCCTGCATGGAGGCCTAAGTCTACTGCTTTTGGTCCACGTGGTCCATACGGTCCACACGATTCTGTACTTCACTCTCCTGCGCATGCGCGTTCGTATACATAAGACATATATTGTATGGACCATATGGACCAATGCTATAAATATAGTGTTGTGTATGATTTAGACGGTCCAATCGCGTATGGACCATGTATGGACCAAGGAGCGTGTTGTGTGGACCTACAGTTGAGGTGTCTGTAATAGAGGACAGAAAACCGTAGGGACCAGTGGGGTTATGGTCCAATCGACTGGACTAGCCGTTAGAGGGTTCGGGCGTGAAGGGCGAGGCTGATGCCGTGGTAGTAGCGCGGGCGGGACGGGTCGTCGGAGCGTGGACGACTGGACCGGAGGCTGGGCATCGCGGCGTTCATACGCTGGCCGAATTGCTGTTCGGTGCCGGGATGGTCTCGACCTTGGTCCTTACACCAGCGCGTGTAGTGCCCAAAGAGTTCTTTGCGCGGGATACTCGCCTCAGGGTCGGTGAGGTCGCACCAATCCGCGAGGAACCCGTGGAGCGGTGACATCAGCTCGCGGATTTCCTGCCGCAACTCCTCAGTGCTTGCCATTACTGGGAAGCGGCCGCGTGCGCGGAGACGGAGCCAGCCTTCGCGCGCCCAAAGCAGGATACTAGGAAGTTCTGCGAGTAATCGATCGGTGAGGGTGAGGTCTTCGCGCCCGAGAAACGTGGTCGTCAGCGGTAAGAGCAGCATCCGCGACACGAGCGCGCCGCTGACATCATCCATCTTCGGCATCTCCATCATGCCGAGCGTGAAGCGCACCGTCAGTCGCCCGGTCCAGTCCGTGAGGTTTTTCCGCGGAACCGTCTGGATGTCTTCGCCGCTGATGGAGAGCAAGGATTCCGTAATAGGCGCCGTATCAACGCGGCCGGAGATTTTCGCGTCGGGAAACATCGCCGCGGTCTTCCCAATTAGCACCGCCATCCCAAATTGATGCGCAAAGGCCGACAAGCGCGGCGCACAGACGTTCGGCGTGCCAAGCAGCGCTTGCAATACGCGAATAATCGTGCCCTTCCCACTCCTGGGCGGACCAATAATCGTTAGAATCTTCTGCTGGCGTGTATCGGGCGTTAGGCAGTAGCCGAACCACTCTTGGAGGAGGCCAATCGGCTCGGGATCGTCAGGCCACAACGTATCAAGGAACCGCAGCCACGCCATCGGTGCGGGTGCATCACTCGCGTAGGCAAATGAGAGCGCATTCACACTGAAGAGTATCGGCGAAAGCGGCGCGAGGTCGCCAGAGGGCACATGCAGAATCCCATTCGCACAGAGCACGCAATCGAGCGGATCCCAGTCGTGCGGCTCGAGCCACGACGGGCTGATGGCCGCCTTGTAACCGAGTTGTTGGAGCGCATCAACAACCAAATTGACATCGTCTCGCGTGGGCGCGAAGGCGACGAGACTGCTATTGGTCGCGCTGACCTGTTTCAAGGCTTTATCAAGAAACGCGCCGATCCTCGAGCGGAGCTCCGCGATACTCAGCACGCGATAGGCTGGCGACTCCCAGAGAAAGAACTGCCCGTCAATGAACCAGACGCGTCCTTCTAGGCCTTCGCGCACCAGCCACGCCTTCGCGCTGGTGCGAGGGTCGCGTGGGCTGAGTAGGAGGCCGTCAGGCTTGGGCGGGTCACTTGGTGGGCGGGGGCGGTCGATCGGGACGACTTTATCCTTGCTCATGTGTGTGGAGCTCCGAATGCGTGTCCGCCCACGTGAGCGCCACCGCGAGCGCGGCGTATTCGTGTCCCTTGAGGCCATAGAGTGGCCCGCGTTGCGCTTTCGTACCGACCGCGACGGCTTTGCCGAGCCCCCCACTGAAGCGGTCTAGGATGGCTTGCCGGACGTTTGCGTCGGTGGCCCGGACTGAGTGGCACAGGTGAAGTTTGACGGCCCTGCGGGGCAGCTGGTAGGCCGGGCCGGGCCACGCTTGATGGAAGCGGCCCGCCCACCAGACCGTCCGGAACGTCTCTGCGCCGACGGCCATCCCGTAGGACTCGATTTGCTCAACGACCAGCACGCCGCATGGGCCGCCGGTCAATTGGAGGAGGACTTGATCATTGGGGAGTGTGTCGGATTCGCGGATGCGAGCGGTCAGGAGGTCGTAGACGAGGAGGGCGGATTGTTCCGTGCCGGGATCGACCGCGAATAGCAGCATGCGCTACACCTCGTGTCAGGTGGAGAACGAGCCGGGCCGTAGCATGGAGCACGCACACTACGCAGGGAGCCCGTCAGCTCACCCGGCGGTCGGATTCTACCACGTCTGCGGCCAAGCGAGGCCCCAGCCTACGCCTCTTGTCGCGATGATGCCAGTTGAAGATATAGCGCTGTGTCTATTTTGACACACTATATATAGCGTAGTCCAAAAAAGTATTGACAGGTGGGTAGGGTAGGCGTAGATTGGATGTATCGACGGACGGCACGGAGCGCCGGACGCCAGCCGGGAGAGAGAGCACCATGACGACCACACAGCAGCAGACAATCAGCCTCGCCGCCCTCCGCGCGCATCTCGCTGCGGACGCCGCCTTTTGGCAGGGGCGCTGCGGAAACGACCAGGACAGCCACCTGACGGCGTGGGCGTGGGTCGAGGCGCCGGATGACGTCGAGACATGCGGCGATCCCGTCGAGGTCCGACACGAGACGCACACGGCCGGACAGTGGCTCACCGTCGCCGAGTCGCTGTAGATGCCCCGCAGATCCGCCCCGACCGCGTGGCACGGAGCGCCGGACGCCAGCCAGGAAAGAGACAGCATGACGACCTACCCGTACCGCGTGACCGGCGACCATATGCGTCTCGTGTACTCGCATCATCGCACGCTCGCGGCAGCCCTGCGTGCCTGTCGAGCGCTCACGCGCAAATGGGGCTGGTCACATCCGGGAGCTGAGCCACTCGTCGAGCAGGACACCCCTCGCGGCTGGCGAATCATCAAGGGAGACCGCGCTTGACGCGTCCATATGACAGCCGAGGCGCGATAGAGATGCCCCGCGGCTACGACGACTGGAAGACGACCGACCCGCGCGATCGCGAGCCAGATGGTCCAGGCCTCAGCTATGTCTGCACCGCGTGCGACTGGCACGGCAAGCAGCCGCTGCAGCATGCGCGTGAGACGGGCCACGCCATCCGGATCAAAAACAGCCCGCCATCATGGCCGAACATCGACCTCCTGGGAGCGAAGCGATGATCCTCATCCATGCCTACGGCGACGAGCACGGCTTTGTCGCACTCTGCGGCGTTGAATACCCGCACCTCGCCGCCGCACGCTGGGAGGACGTCACCTGCCGCGCCTGCCGGATCGTCGCCAGCGCCGACGTCGAGCCCGACTACGACCACGAGAGCATCCAAGATAAACTCGACCGCTGCTGCGAGGACACCACGCAGGTTCGCTCGTAACACCGAGACAGGAGAGACTAATGCTGACCTTCGATCAACCCACCAAAGCGCGCTATCAAGCGCGCGTAGAGGCGCACCGGATCGCTGACGAGATCGTGCAGGGGAGCAGCTGGACGGGCTCCAAGGGCTGCGCCATCGGCTGCACGCTCGAAAACTACGACCACGCGCAATATGAGCACGAGTTGGGCGTGCCGCGCGTGCTCGCGCATCTGATTGATGCCATACATGAGGGCTTGCCACACGAGGCGTCCAAGTCGTGGCCTGGGCGTGTGCTGGCGGCGATTTCCTGCGGTGTGGACCTCTCGCACGTCTGGCCACAGTTTGCGATCTGGCTGCTGACGATCGAAGCGCGGAGTGAAAGCGGTATTGACGTAGCGGCACTCTATCAGCGTCGGCTAGATGGCGATGAGCCTACGAAAGAGCAATGGGCCGCGAGTGCCGCGAGTGCCGCGAGGGCCGCGTGGGCCGCGAGTGCCGCGAGTGCCGCGAGTGCCGCGTGGGCCGCGAGGGCCGCGAGTGCCGCGAGTGCCGCGTGGGCCGCGTGGGCCGAGAGTGCCGCGTGGGCCGAGAGTGCCGCGTGGGCCGAGAGTGCCGCGAGGACCGCGAGTGCCGCGTGGGCCGCGAGTGCCGCGAGGGCCGCGAGTTATCAGCGGCAGGCCGACCATCTCATTGCACTGTTTGAGTTAGTGCAATGATCACCATCACCGTGGATTGCAATAGCGACGTCATCACGCTCAACAACGGCGACGGCAAGCCGATCCACATCCCGTTCAAGGCCATCCGAGACGCGCGCACCATCGAACAGATGCTCTACGAGGTGCTGAACATGACGGCTGGCCAGCACGTCACGCTGAAGCGGGAAGACGAGGACCTGCGGACGATTGTGGGGGAGTGGTGAGATGAGCGCCCACGAAACCGCCCTCGACACGATCCGCGCGGCGAGCCTGGCGCAGACTGAGGAATTGGGCCAGCGCCGCATGCAGATCGTAATGCTGCGGGCTGCGTTAAAGCGCGTCATCGACGCGCACTGCGCGAACGATCGCATCTTCTGCGGCACATGCTCGCCGGCCCGCGCGTTGCTTTCGACCATCGGCGCCGACTTGCGCACCGTGCAGGATGTCCTTACGCGCTAGGCCGTATCGGGATGCCAAACTCTAGCTATCCACCGCGCCAACGACATCGGAATCTTGGCGATGTGTGCGCTGGCGGCTTTGCGGGCGGATGAGCCCGATGACGTTGTGCGACTCACGATGGACTTCCCCAAGTTGCCAGTACCGGACGCGTAGCCTTTGCGGCCTTCGCTCGCTGCGCCAATAACATCGCGCGGATCATTCCGCTTTGTCGGATTGCGACCCTCGCCACTCGTCGTGTTGTGCGCAACCGCGAACCACGAGCCGCCCGTGTTCTTGATGTCCTCGCGTTCGATTTGATCCACACGCACCGCACAGAGTTGATTTCCAGTCCCATTTTTAGGCCCTTTGCGATGCGCCTTTGTCATCGGCATGAGCGCCGGCACATCGCCCCAGAGGTAGAAGCTACCAAAGTGCCAGCGAGCGCGCCCGACCCACTTCTGCGCCCCCCAGACGTTCTCTACAACCAGCGGAATGTAGCGGCCTGACGCCTCGCACGCTTCCCGCTGAATCCGAAAGCACGCCTCAAAGAGCGAGTTGTCCGGCGGCGGCAGCGCCTTCGCTCGCTTCCACGGCATCGCCCGATAGGAATACGCCTGGCAGGGAGGCGACGCGACGATGAGCGCCGCGTCTCTGAACTGCGAACCGTGGATCGTCAGCACGTCCTGCAACACGAGTTGCGCGGGATATTTCGACTCGCCGTAGATATGGCGCTCAATATCGAAGCCGACCACGCGATAAGCTTCAGCCATCAGGCCTTCCGTCCAGCCGCCGAGGCCGCAAAACAGGTCAATCGCCAGCGGTCGCACTGCGCACCTGATACGTCACGTGGTAGCCGCACGCGCACTGTAGATGCCAGCGGCCGGCGAGCCCGAGCGCATCGGCGACCATCGTCGGGTCGCGCTTGGCACACGCAGGGCAGCGACTCGGCAACGTCGCTGTCAGGATGGCGTCGGCCATCGGCGGCTTACGCGTCGGGGCGGATGTGCTCGATCGGTGTGCCATCGGGAACAGTCCTCCAGTCCGGCCACGTGCGCGCGAAGTTCTGCGCCTGCTTCAGCGTGAGCGCGCCGACGATGGACAGCGGGTCATGCCCGCGTCGCATCGCGCCTTCGAACGCGAGGATCATCACGTCGATCCACTCGCTGAGGTCGTCGGGCTTCGCTTCAATCTCGACGAGTTCCTTACGGATGTGCGCGACGATGGTCGCGGTGCGGTCGCCGGGGCCGAAGGTGCGTTGCGACCACGCACGCTGACGGCGGAGGTATTCGATAATCATAGCGACAGGCTCCGCTCCAGCATGGTCGCCACGTCACGGAGCATGCGCGCACGGTCCGCGCGTCGGCCGCGGTCGAAGCTCTCACCGTCCATGTTCGCGGCTCGTCGCTCGTGTTCATACGCCATGTCGCGCAGTTCAATCACGGCATCGCGAATTTGCTTCGGTGTCATTTCCAGCGCTTCCCTTCTCCGGACTTCGCCACAGCCCCACGCAGCGGCGCATCGCCGTCGTCCTCATCCATCGCGAGATCTTCGCGAAGGTCTGGCGGAGTCAGTAGGTCGGTCTGTTGGGCTGTCTCGTGTGCGACCGCGAGATTGCGCACGGCTTGTCGGTAATAGGTCGCCTTTAACTCTGCGCCAATCGCACGCCTTCCGAGCCGCACGGCCGAGTAGACCTCAGACCCGACGCCCATAAACGGCGTCATCACTACATCGCCGAGATTCGACCAGAGCGTGATGATGCGGTCAATCACATCCAACTGGAGCGGATGGACGTGTTTCTCGTCGAGTTCATCCTTCGCGGCCTGAAACGGCAACACGCGATCGATGCGCACGTCATCCCAAAACGCCGAAGCGTATTGCCGCCAAATCCAGTGCGACAACCGATGCTCAAGATGCGAGCCCGTCCAACCCTTGTAGCCGTGCAGTTCGGGCGGGATGGGTCGCTCGCCCGCGTAATCGTTCAAGCCCGTCGCGTGTTTGATGGGCGGGTCCGCTTCACCGTTGCGC